CAAAATAATTGCAACAATAAAACGTTTAATCTGCATGTTTTTTTGAACGAAACATGCAAAGATGCAATGAATTTGTCAGAGTTTATTGAGAATATAAAATTACAGCTATCTGATTTAGAAAATATAGGAAAACTAGGATATGTTGAAGGTATTTCGAATATTATTATTAAATCTCTTAATGCGTTGGATGTGGAGAAACGTCCGGTTCATTGCAGTGATATAAAGCGAGAAATCATGTATGTAAAAGATGAGGATGAATGGAAGAAGGAACCTGAAGATAAAAAACGTATAAAAAGTGTGATTAGTAGCGTTGTTTCAAAGAATTTAGGGTTACTGCCGGAATTTCAAAAGAAATATCCTGATTATTTAAAGCCAGACTCGAAAAAATCGGATGAATACAATCAAATTATCATGGAAACCATGGGAGGAATACCAGGGAATGGAGAGAAAAACAAGGAAAAAATCATTCGCAACATTGCAAAAAAAGTGGTGATTGATAAAATTGGATAGGTTAGAAAAAAATATTTGTATATTGTATAAAAATGGCTACTTACGATCCAAATACTACGTATATTATTTACTCGGTGATTATAGGCCCTAGTTTTGAAGACCTTGTAGGTAATATATATAATTTAGATAGTACTTTTACGAATCCTACCTATAAAAACAGTGATCGACTGTTAGTACCTACGTTTTTTAAAAAAGAAACACCTGTACCTGTACCTGTACCTGATATCTCTGGTATAAACCAGATGACAGAAGTTTATTTAGGAACCAATATTGAATCCGGTATATGTTTTTTTGCAGAATGCCCAAACTTGACAAGTGTTACCATAAACTATCATAATGATAGAATTAGTGCGGGAGCTTTCCTTGAATGCCAATCATTAACTTCGGTTACTATTCCAAAAACTATTAAAAGTATCGAAAGAGGTGCTTTTTATGGTTGTAACTCTTTAACTACTTTTAACTTTGATCATATAGAAAATATAGGTCAAAGAGCTTTTCAACATTGTTTTGGATTTACTAGTTTGATTTTCAATAATAGTTATTATTTTATTCAAATCTATGCATTTTCAAACATTCCTAATTTAACCAGCATAGAATTTACTAATTTAAATTGTGTTGGAGTAATTCAACCAGGAGCTTTTCAGCAAACCGGTATAACATCTGTTACACTTCCTTCAAATATGTTATATACTCCTTATACTAGTAGTGGTATTGGTGGCAGTTTTAACGAGGGTTGTAAAATTATTGGAGGAAAAATAGGTTCTGGAGTAGTCGGTACATTTAAATTGACATCAATTGGTACAGATTTAGCAGGTCGTGTTTTTACTGCTACTGCTACTAGTGCTGGTAGTGCTACAGGTACTGATAATGAGAATGCATTAGGTAATTTATTTGCAGGTGTTAATGCTGATTTTATTTCCCATACAGTAACTACATTTGCATCAACATATGGTAAAGGTGGAACCACTACACATAAGTTAGAATTTAGTGTATCAACTTAAACTTAAATATAAACATTTCAAATATCTATTTCATCTTTTTCACAATAATTCCCACGCGTAATTATTGTAAAACACATAGCAAAAAATCATTCGAAAAAATAAAAATCTAGAGATAATATATAAAATATGCCTGAATACGATACTAATACAACATATCTTGTTTTTAAACCGGATGCTTTTGCGAACACTACTGTAAGTGCACCTAATACAGTTACAGACGACAGTGGTTATCCAGACGTCAATGGTTATCCAACTGGTAATATATACAAACTTGATACTAATTTTCCTTATGATAGTGAGTCTAATCCTTATTATACATATTCTAATAATGGCACACTTTATTATAATGATTTTTCAACCGGACGTTATACTGGTGGGTTTATTATTTTTGGTACAAGTCTCAAAAATCCATGTGCTAATGTTTATAAAATAGTTTTCGGATCAAATGTTACGACTATTCCAAATTCAGCTTTTTTACAGTGTAAATTACTTACAAACCTTATCTTCAACACTAGTGATAAATTTACAATTATTGGCAAGTATGCATTCTATGTAGCTAATATAGAATCGCTTACTATCCCCAATAGTGTTACCACTATTGGTGAATCTGCATTTTCTTACTGTAGTAATTTGAAAACAATCACCATAGGTAACGGTGTTATTAGTATTAGTAATAATTCTTTTGAATATATAGCAAGATATGCTCCAAATACTGTAACTTTAAATTGGGGTACCAATGATTATGTAGCCCAATATTTTAATACTTACGTTAATAATAAAAATGGGTGTTATGTCACATACATTCCAACTTATCCTCCGCCAACTACAGCAGTAGGATCAACCGCAACAGCAGTAGCACTACCAAAACAACAAAAAAAGGCAACAGTTTATTATACTTGGCAAGATGATATGGGTAATACACAAACAGGTAATACTACATTTACAGTGGAGGCAACAGGACCAACATCTTCAGCTATAGAACAAAATTTAAAAAATGCATATTCCAAATATTTGAGTAAAATTGAAGAAGATATTGTTTATGATATCCTTACAAAAATATTACCATCAACATATACTATAAAAAAATATAGTGATCACATAGAAATAACAAGATATCCCGTCACCGAACTGTCCGAGTTTTATTTTCCTTACAATATACATTTTCCGATTCAATTTCCTTTATCTCCTCTACCAATAGACATATCTTTTATACCATCATATAAATTATCGTTTCCTACAATAACAAACATAAATTTTTAATTCATACACTAATGAATAACATCCCACATATTTTTACAATAATTCCCATGCGTAATTATTGTAAAAAACCCATTTATATAAACCCGTTTAATTTAATGTCTTCTTCTTGAGTGTTTCTTACTACTTTTGCCGTGACGACGGTGGTGCTTGGTTCCAACCTTGACAAAACCGAATTTTCCCTTTCTTGTACCATAACCAGCTTTTAATAGTCTCTTTTCCTTCTTGGCAGTTTCGTGCTTTGCTTTGGAGACAATACGACCGTGCTTATTTTGCATTAGGTGATGTTTGCAAAGCTCACCACTTGTTTTATACGCAGTACCGTGCCAAACTTCAGCACGTGAGCCCATTAATCTTTCATAAGTTTTACCTTTAATAACATAATGTCCATGTGTATTTTTTGAGTATCTTGTCATCACTACTATAAAATAGAAAAAGAAAATAAATTTAATAATAGTAAAACTATAAAAAATAAAAACCACCCAACCGAACTTAAAACTTATTTCGTGGTGGAGCCCCACTACCACCAGGTTGTCCTTCAGTTGTTCCTAAATAAGTTACTAATACTCGTCTGTTTGTATAAGCATCACCAAAATTAGTTTTCTTACTGTTACCTAAACCATTTGTATTGATTACATTTGCTATTCGCATAGTATTCGACTGATTCGTGTTATTGACCAATAAGTTTTTATTCTCATTCCCATTATCACATTTTCCATAGTTTAATCTAGATTTTGCATGGCCATAAAATCGAATACAACTCTTTTCTCTTCCTGGTTCTTTACTGTCACTGTTATATGTGTTATTGTTATACATGGTATATGTATTTGTTGTACCATCAATAAACATAATTAAGTTGAATATGTATGAATATATACATATGTATATCTTTAAAAATTATATGTTTTTACATAAACATATAATTTATCACTAGTTATGTGTTGTGTTTTGTGTGTTTTACAGTAACAATTATTGATGCATTTGCGTATGCACTTGTTGTTGTTTCATTGGCATTTGCATTCTCATGTTGGTTGGCAGACCTACAGATCTCTTCCATACAAATTTAAATGTAAAGTGAAATATGATAGCAAATACAATTGCATGTACTAAAGCAACTGTATATTTGTTACCCTTAGGAGGTAATCTAAGAAGAACACTTGGTGTTAAAATGAAGAAAAGGACAGCAATGTAAATAGTAAAAACCCAGTTCATTTTTGTTAAAATATTATATAATAGAATGATATTATTTTTACTAAATGTGGTGTATTATAAAATAAAATGATTTAAACGTATAACTAGATTTTTAACAAATGAAATTTAATATATGCATAGTATTATCTTTTTTATCGACAAGCGTAGCACTTATAAATAGACAATTTTTTTCTAAAACGCAAATCTTACCTACTTGTGAATTTTCTAAAAGTGTATTATTTGCTCAACATAATGAAAATAACAGGGTAGATCGTTTTAAGGAAGAAGCAGCAAAACTTAGACAAGAAGCATCAGAAATTGAAATAGCATTGAGAGAAGAAGCAAGAGCCAAAGGTGTTCCTGAAGAAATGATTAATAAGCTTATACCAATAACAACACAAAGACCACAATCCGCATCAAAACCATTATCCAAATCAAAAGAAAAAAACACAGAATTAACAGCAAATACAATTCGATCAAAACTAGGTTATTTAAATACAGGCGATGCTATTCGTATGACATCTGAATTGGAAAGAATAAAATCCAACGACATAATATCAAAATGGAATTCTAAAAATGTAGAAGATTCAAGGTTTATGGTTAGTATTTATCAGTTAAAAGCTAAAACTAATATTGTACCCGCCAGCCTTAAATTAGACGATGTCGGATTTGCTTATCAAAATGTTTTGGGCGTTGCAGTTGCAATTGGTACTGTATGTGGTTTAAGTGCAAATGCTGTTGGAGGTGAATTGGGCTTTTTATTAGGTTATTCATCCGCCTTATTTCCGGTTATACTTGTGGGTATTGGTAGTATAGCTCCTGGGCTTATTGGTGAAGCTTTGTATAGATGTAAATTAGTTACAAATGAAGAAGCTAGAAAAAGACATGTTAGAAAAAACGCCGGAAAATTTTTAGCAGGATATATATGCGGATTACCTGTTGCTAAATTTAGTCAAGGCAAACCTAGTAATACAGCAGAGTTTTTTCAACTAAGACCGAGTGATGTGAGTGATGTGAGTGATGTAACTGGTGTAAGTGCAGTTGAAAAAAAAAGCATTAAGCAAATCGATATTGCAAGAATTTCAATAGTTTGTCTTGCGGGTTCTGTCGCAGAATGTGTTGATTTTGGTGTAGCAAGTGGAAGTAATCCAGCTGATGTTAATTTGCTAAATGAACTGATTAATTCT